CTGGTAGCCCTGTGTTCCCTGAGGGCCAGTCTGCCCTTGGTAGCCTTGGTTGCCCTGAACACCCTGAACACCCTGTGCTCCAGTGGCTCCGGTTGAACCCTGGAATCCCTGTGCACCCTGTGCGCCGGTAGAACCTGTGGCTCCTTGTGGACCCTGGTATCCCTGGGGTCCTTGGTATCCCTGCGAACCTTGGCTTCCAGTGGCTCCTTGAACGCCTGTAGCGCCCTGTGTGCCCTGGAAACCCTGGTTACCTTGATAACCCTGCGGGCCTTGGCTTCCGGTCGCTCCTTGAACGCCTGTGTTGCCCTGTGTTCCTTGTGTTCCTTGTGCCCCTTGTGGGCCGGTAGAACCCTGAGGGCCTTGTGCACCCTGAGGGCCTGGAGTGCCGGTTGTAGAGGTGTCAGCCCAGAGGATAGAAGTGTTAGTCGGTGGGGTTGGACTCTCAACGATTCCGGTGACACCCTGGTAGCCCTGCGCTCCCTGAAATCCCTGTGCCCCTTGGACGCCCTGAGGACCCTGTGAACCAGTTGCACCCTGAGTAAGGATGAGTGAGTCGTCGTAGGTCCAGTAGGACTTAGCGTTCGTTGAACCTACTGGGTAGAGGACACGGACGTAGTAAGCAGCGGCTTCTGGTACAACCAGTTCCCATTGGCCAGGACCACCGAAGTCGGTACTGGTGGCAATAGGGCCTGCGTCGGGCGAGCCTGAAGGTGGGTTTTCTCCTGCACCTGGAGCAGACGTGAAGCGAGAAGCCAGCCATGCGTCAACCTGTGCGCCATTGAGGAATCCTGATGGACCTGCAACAACGCCTGACAACATGGGGGTGGTGGACATTTAGACCGTTTCTCCTGCGTTCACAGCGGCCTGAGCCGCATCGTACTTAGCACCAATCTTGGCGTCGCCACCAAGGTTCATGCCGGTTTCAATCTCCCACTTAGAACCAGCTCGACGTTCCAGTTCAGCAGCACCCTTGACCGACTTAGGCTGTACGCCATCCTTGCGGAGTCGCTTGTAGGCGGCTGCATCTTTGTGCATTACTGCGGTGTTCTTCTCAATGCTGGCGGCTTCTGAGCGAGTGGGCATCGCTGAAGCGGCAATCGAGATGGACTGAATCTTGCAACCAAAGCAGTCCTCGGCGCAAGTGTCTGGGTCGTACTGGTGTCGTGCCATTATGAAATGCAATCTCCGTATCCAGCGGCAGTGAGGGCCGCAGCCTCGGCGTCAGAAACTTGAGTGACGTTCATATACACTTTAGTGATATATGGGTCCTGGCTCACCGTAACCTTTTCAGGTACTGGTGGGCTTACTTCGAAGTTGATGAAGTATGAGGTTGAGTAGGGAGCAGACGGGTTGTACGGATCGTATGGATACGGAATGTTCGTATTCATGTTCTCCGCAGTAGCCGTGTCTTGAACGAACTCGCCGTTCGACAAGGCAAAGACCATGACGTAACGTGGCCGATTAGGGAAGTAACGCCATAGCCTTCGCTCTATCCCACGAGAATCTGGAAGGATTGGTGGGTTGTCTTTTACCTGTGGTGGGGTAAAGGTAGGCATCGTTGCCTACTTCTTGCGACCGTTAGCTCCAAGACGGAAGGCAGCTTCGGTGTCGGTAAGACCACGACCACCAGATGTCTGAGTCTCAGGCATTGGCTGAGTAGGCGTACCTACTGGCTTCGTTACACGGGTGTAGCCGTTGTCCTGAGATTCCTCAAGCAAGGTAGCCGCACGGAAGTCAATAGGCATACCTGCTGGGCGACCGTCTGGGCTGAACTGAGCGTCGTACTTAGTAGCCATGACTATTCTCCGTAGACTCGGAATGGAACTACGTCAGGCTGGTCAGCGTTTGAGCCGTACTCAATCGTGGTGATTCCAGTAATCTCTGGAGTGCCCTTGACGTAGGCGTTGGTGTTTGACTCTACGCCACGATTGGCTGGGCCACTCGTTTCGGTAGAAGTCACAGGCGTCGGGATGAAGCCAGTGTCGATCGTGTTAGCGGTAGTTCCACGAAGGAACTCGGCACTAACAGTCTGGAAAGATGCGCGTGACTGCATTATTGGGCGTCCTTTGTCATGTTGCAGCATCCGCAGTAGCAGGGGTCTGGAGCCTGGTCGAACTTGCCATAAGCAGAGTCGTTTCGGGCAGCAGCAGCGGCACGGTTGCCGATAGTGGGTGTCATAGATACTGGCGTGTTAACGTCGCGTACCAAGCCAAGTCCGGTTGGAGTTGTGCTCATAGTTTTTCCTCGCTCGTGTGTTGGTCTTTAAGAGAGACGAGGTTGCCGTGGCTGTCGGTTAACCGACCACAGCTGAGACAAAAAATCTCATCTATGCCAGCTTGTACATCCCTGCTACCGCAGTTCTTACATGCACGGGGCCACGACAACTTCGTATCCTCTCTAGTTACTGGCTACTAGGCCAGTGGTGAGCCGGACTCACCGAGGTCTACTGCTGGCTCGTAAGCGGTTCCAGTACCAGGAGTGGTGCTGATGTCGCCACCAAGGAGTGAGCTTGACTCGATGCGGATTACTGAAGCCTGACGGAAGATTCCGTAAGCACCAAGCCAGTACCAACCCATTGGTACGAAGCGGCGCAGACGGTCAGTTACAGGACCAGGTACAACGTGTGGGAACGCGCCGTTACCGTCAACGTATGAGTGGGCCTTGGCAAGAGCCTGGCGACCAACGATGATAGTACCGTAGACGTTCGTTGAAGAAGCACCAGCGCCCTGGAATACAGGAGCACGAGGAGTTTCGATCCAACGGACACCTTCAAACGCACCAAGCTCACCGTTCCAGATTTCACCTGGCTGAGCGTATACGTGTGGTGCACGCCAACCCTGGATGTTAGAACCTGAAACAGTTTCGCCCTGAAGGTCTGCTACGAGGTCTGGGTGGATGTAACCAACGTACATGCCGCCGAACGTAGGAACGTTCTGAGCACGGAGACGGGCACGAGCCACACGGATGTCGAGCGATGAAAGGGTGTTGCTTGAAGATACACCGGCACGAGTAGTAACACCAGTCTGGAGCGAAGTTGCGCCAAGGCCAGATGCGTACTGTACGTTTGAACCAGAGTCAAGAGCAGCACGAGCAATCGTGTCCAGCGAAACACCAGCGTTGTAACCAACTACGTTAGCAACGATTGGGTCGATGTCGACGAATGAAGTACCACGGAGCTTGGCAGTGGTAAGAACACCGTTACCGTATTCAGCAAGGGTCAGAGACACAGTTGAGTCTGACATTGCAACAGTGGTGATGTCGCTTGTTTCGGTGAGAGCCGTGGTTGAAATCGGCAGGTCGTTCACGATGGTGAACTGTACCGAAGCACCAGGCATCGACTGAGCGGTAGGCTGAACGTCAGCTACAGCGTCGAAGTAAAGCTCAGGACGCAGGGCGAAGTACGCCATACGGTCATAAGCGGCTTTTGAGAAGTCAAGAGTTGAGCTTCCCGTGGGGTTGTCTGAGTAACCGTCAATGGCCATCACAGACTCCTTTCTAGGTTAGTGGTTTAACGCACGTTCCTAGAAGTCCAGACGCCCAGTTTTTCGTACTGGGATTCTGCTACGATCTTCATGGCTTCCTCTGGGCTTGTTGCTTCTTGGATGCGAGCAAGGAACTCCTGTCCCAAATCGGGACCGGCTCCTGACGTACCAATCGTTGCACCTTGGGCGCGACGTAGAGCATCAAGTTCTCCATCGACAGCGGGGTTGGATTCCTGCTGAGGGGTCAAAATGCCATATTCTTCTGCGGCCTTGCGGATTGCCTCTACTGAGGAATCTCCGTCATAAGCCTTTCGGAGTAAAGCACCTGCACCCGTTTCAGGTATACCAGCCTTAGTGAACTGAAGTTCGAGCTTTTGCTTCTCTAGTTCAGCCCTTGCTGATTCAAGTTCCTTGCGAGCCTTGTCAGCTTCACGCAACTGACGCCGAATATTCGGGTCTAGCGGCTGTGAGCCTTCGTTGGTTTCGTCAAGTTCGTTGTCGAGGTCGGACATGTTGATCGCTCCTTCTAGGTACGCGCCTTGTTCAGAGGTAAACAAAACGGATAAATTGTGCACTTTACGCACTAATGGCGCACTTCCCATTAGCGGGTTTGGTGAACAGCTCACCCGTGCGCTAACGGGGCCGAACTCCTAATCCTTATTGTACCAGGATTAAATCGAGGCTGAACCGATTCCCGTAACACCCTTGGCTGACTCAGAGTAGCCACCGCCCTTTTCAAACGGTGCAGCCTTGGCTTGAGCGGCTCGCTCGGCAGTTGTCTGGGCGGCCTGAAGGTTGGTTCCTTCGTAGCCTGCCACCTGAGCGCCTACAAGGGTGGCTGTGTTGACCGTAGGGGCGTTTGCGCCTGGAGCGTTACCTGTCAACTCAACGTCCTTAGAAGCGGTCTGTAGGGCCTTCTGAGCGGAACCTAGCGTAAGTGTTTGGTATGGGTCCTGCATGACCGACTGGCCAGCGCCAGCGATACGTACCATTTCACCCAGGTCACCGGCTTGACCAGCGTTAAATCCCTTGAGGCCAGCCTGCTGTGCAGAGTACTGAAGGTTTGCTCCGAGAGCCTGACGCTCAATAACCGGCTCGGCCTTTACTGGATCGAGGAAGTAAGCGACTAGACCGCCCTTGCCGATACCGTGCTGTTGCATAAACTGGTTCTGCAAGTCCTGGGGCAAGGATTCTACTGCCTGGTAACCGTAGGCAACTCGGCGTGAAAACTCAGCCGCAGAGACGTTTCCTGCCACCAACTTGGCGATAGGGGTCATCTTGGTCTTGGGGTCTGGGGTCGTAAGAAACCCTGCTGGAAGCCCTGCCGCCTGTGCTGTCTGCTGATACGAGTTCACAAGCGTCATGTACGTGGCTTCAGTGAGGGGCTTAGTGCCGTTGGCCGCCGCTTCCTTCTGTTGCTGGATAAGGCCAGCGAACTGGGTCTTGTACTGGTCGGTGTTACGGACCATGTTCATCAGTTCTTTGGGGTTAGTGATGTTGTCAGTGAACGCCCACTTAAAGACCTCAGGGGCCAGGGAGTTCATGTCAACCGACTGAAGCCATGCGTCTAGGGTCTGGTAGGCGCTGTTCTTCTGGTTCGACGTTGCCGTGGCGTTGGCCACTTCCATAGCGTTCTGGCCAGAGATGTTGATTGCTTCAAGGAGCGTGTCACGACTCTGTTGCTGGGATACCGTAAGGCCAGGGCCGAAGTTCTCAGAGAGCGTTGGGGCCTTGGTAGTGTCACCACCGAGGTCCTTAGCGATGGCGTTCAAAGCCTCAACAAAACCCTTGGAATACGAAGATTGTGTCTTGGTTCCACCAGTCAGCCAGTCGCTAGGGTTAAATCCCTTGATGCCCCCGAACATGGCCTCAAACAGGGCTGGGCCACCCTGAGTAAGAATCTCAGTGGTAAGGGCGTCAGCGCCACCAGAAGTGATGTTTCCTGCTGAGTCGGTGATTCCACCAGGTACGTTAACGGGAGTGCCACCCAGCTTGAGAGCGAGTGCCTGGGCGGTAGAGGCATTAGCGTTGGAGCTGATGAGAGCCTTTGCAATAACGCTTGCTGGTGGGTACTTAATCGCTGTTGCGCCATCAGCGCCACCGCCAGAACCAAAGGGATTGAAGATAGTGGTCGTTGTAGTTTTCTGTTTTGCTCGCTTCATTACTGCTCACTTCCTGGCATAGGTGCTGCTGCGCTCATGCGACCTTCGGCTGGGGATGGAACTGGTTGCTGTGATGGGTTAGCCATCTGTGCCTGCTGGCCACCGGCCATTTCCTGCTGAAGCCCTTGGATAATGGACGCCACCTTTTCCTGGGCGGCTGGAGTCTTATCCCAACCAAAGCCAGGGTGAGACTGGATATGGCCTTTCCATTCGTCCAGACTCATGGGAACTGGGCGTCCGGTCTTAGGGTCACGGCCACCGTTGAGAGCGGCTGACGACTTGGGATCGGTCATGAAGTTAGGCTCAAACTGCTCACCCAGCATCTGCTTGGCTACCTGGCGGTAAGGGTCGAGTAGGTAGGCGGTCTTGATACCGGCCTGAATCTGGGGAGCCAAGGATGGGTAGAGTCCTGATGCCGTGGTCTTTACGTAGTCCTCGAACGCCTTGCCCTTTTCAGGGGTCATGTCCTGAGCGAGTTCCTTCAAAGTACCGTCCGACATCGGCACGGCGTAGTCATGAGCGAGTTGCTTCATGTCAGCCTGCGTCATCAGTTTCGGCTCTTGAGCTTGAGTTTCTTCTGCTAGTGGTTTGTCGGCCATTTTTTATCCTTGTGGTGGTGGTAGTTTCTGGAACACGCCAGTGATAATTGAGGCGAACTGACTCCAGCCAGGGGTTGTGGAAGCCGTAGTACATTCATTGTACCATTGGCTTTCCAGCGCAGTCTGTTCGGACTTCTCACCAGCGGCGGCAAGGTACTGCTTCTCCCATGACTTTCGAGCATCAATGAGCAGTGGAAGATATTGCTTTTGCTCAGGGGTGAGCGTGGCAACTGCGTTTGAGTCTTTCATGAAACTCTGCAAGTCCTGATATGTGTCAACTGCGGTCTGCTTGGCTTGGCCACCGTAATGGTAGTTACCCCATGCTGAGTTGGTGTTCTCGGCGTAATACTTACCTGAGGTTTGCCATGCGTAGTAGCCCTCTGAACTAAGTCCATCGGAGTATGTGCCTGGGTAGAGCGACTGGTACTCAGGAAGCATGACGTTGTAGAACTGGTAGTTACCGTGCGTAATGCGCATGTTGTTAATAAACTCGGACGGGGTTTCCTTAGCTCGAAGGCCAAGACCCTCAAAGATTTGGGAAGCCACTGGGTCGTACTGTGAACCCTTGCCAACCTGTGAGCCGAGGAAGGCAGTGATGTAAGGGTATGCCTTCACCAATTTTTCGTGGGCGTTGACGTAGGCGACCGATCCGTAGTTCTCGTTCCAAGTAGAGAAAGGACTTTCGGTGTGGGCCATTGTTCCAAACAGTTCATTCGGGAAGCGACGGAGAAGTTCAGCAACCTGGAGCGTGTAGGTCGGGAACCTGTAGTCTCCCTGTGCGTCCTTTTCCAGGGCAATCTTGTTGAGCTGAGTCTGCACTTGCGTGTCGCTGGAGATAACTGCTGAGAGCGGAGTGCCTGTGGAAACTAGCGTCTTGGCAGCGTAAAGAGCGGCTGTGTGCCAGTTGGCGTCGTCCTGGAAGTCAGCCCTGTTGGTGGGGTTCTTCATGAACTGGTCGAACTTACGTCCAGCGTAGTAACTGATGAGTTCTTGGGCGGCTCCTGAACGGATGTTTTGGGCGTTGATAGCGCCCTTCTTCTCCAGCATTGCTGCGGCCTGGAGTCGTAGACCTGTCCAGAAGTCAGTGGCCTGGTTGCCGACAACGTGGATTTCGCTAGACAAGTACGAGCCGACTTCGTTCTGGTTGAAGTAACCGTAGACGCCCTTGTAAATGTTCTGAGCGGTGCTGTTCGGGAACAGGTCACTCCAGATACTTGAGTTCATCGACGCTGGGCCGAGTGCCCACTTAATAACGCTGGCAATAAATGGAACACGGTACTGCATCTGCGAGTAGACAAGTTTGGCGGGAATCGTGACGATAGGGCCGAATGGCATGCTGACAAGGTTCTCTGCGAACCCAGCAAGTCCAGGCATTTGGCCGGTGATGATGATGCTGTCCGGTGAAGCGGGTGAAGCCTCAATGCCCATGCCCTTAAGACCACCGTAGGTAGGCAGGCCCTGTGCCGCCAACAGCCCGTTGACGATACCGTTGGACAATCCCATGACCAACTGTGAGCCAGGGAATGTGAACGAACCGATACCACTCTGGTTGTACGCCAAGGCAACGTAGTCCGTCACGGCCAGGTTAATCTTCATGTACTTCTCAAAGGCGGCGAAGTTGTCACCAGCGACACGGAGAGCACGACGCATGGCCTGGTTCTTGGCGAAGTAGTACGGTGCGATAACACGCATGTTTTCTTCCCAGATGGTCTTGTCCATTGGGTTGTGGACAAACTTGCTCATGTTGATGAGAGCGTCCGACTGGGCCTTGCTCATCGCTTCGCCCATGTCAATGGTTCCATTCTCAATGAGCGGAATCCACTTCTTGTACTGTTGCCATGTTTCCCACACGAAGATGGGGTCACGGCTACCCGTGTTCACAATCCTGCCAAGAGGCCCGCGGTGTAAGTAGTCAGAGAACTTGCGGAGAGGGTTGAAGTGGCCCGACGAAAGCATTGGGATGTACTCGTGGGCTGGGAAGGCTGACGGTACTGGCTCGCCCTTCTGGTAAGAATCCCTGAGCCATGTGGCCAGTTCTTCCTGCGTCTGGTAATCCTTGTTGGCAATCTGGTGCAGAATCTCTGGGAAGATAGCTGACTCAACATCACGAGAGTTG